GCTGAGCCTCGCAGCCGGGATCCCGCAGCTTCGACCTCGCCGCAACAGGTCAGCGCAAGCCTGTCCAAACCCATAGGGTGGGTCCTGACCCACCGCGCAGATCGCCCCGCGGAAGGTTGCCCAACGTGTAGCGGCGCTCGATAAATCCGCCCCATTGTGCGCGATAAATGCCGCGCCTCGAAGTTGCGGGAGCCGCAACAAGTTTGCAGCCGGTGAGGGGCTGACGAACGAAAGAGGCGGCCGGGTCGCCCCAGGCCGCCTCGTTCAGGGTGCCGCTGGTTGAGGGTCAATCCGCGGCGGACCAGATCCGGTGGGCGGCGTCGTCGCCCACCCAAGTGCCGTCCTTGTCCAAGCCCCGGCAGGCCAGTTCGTGCCTGGCCAGGGCGTTGAGGTCGACTTGGCCGCGGGCTACCGCCAGCAGGAAGGTGGTTGAGGCGACCTGAAGCAGCGAGGCCTCATCGAATGTGATGCCCGGGAGGCGGGCTGCTTGGATCGCGGTGCGGGCTGCTTGGGTCATGGTCGGTCTCCGTCGTCGGGAGTCCAGTAACGCTCTACCCATGAACGATAGCAAGCGGTTACCGCGACCAAGTGCGGTAGATCACCTCGCGTCGTTCGGGGCCGTCGCCACCACCGATGGTGTAGCGGATCGGGACCAGCTCGTGGGGCAGCCAGTCGAACAGCTTGCGGATGCGCGGGTGGTCATTGATGGTCAGGATCGCGTGGCCCTTGAGGGTGCGCAGCACGTCGGCCAAGGCCTCGTACTGCTCCCAACCGAAGTCGACGCCGTAGCCCTCTGTTTCCCAATACGGCGGGTCCAGTAGGAACAGCGTCGTGGGGCGGTCGTAGCGGCTCACACAGGCCTGCCAGGGTAAGTGTTCGATGGTGACCCGGTGCAGTCGCAGGTGCGCCGCAGACAGCTCCTCCTCCAGCCGCAGGAGGTTGATCCGCTTCGCCGCGGTCGGCCCCACGCCGAGGGAGCGCCCCTGCACTTTGCCGCCAAAGCCGAGCTTCTGCAGGTACCAGAACCTGGCCGCGCGTTGGATATCGGTGAGGGTGTCCGGGTGCCGCATCTGCGCCCACCGGTACATCTCCCGGCTGACCAGCGACCAACGAAACTGGCGCATGAACTCGTCGAGGTGGGCGGCAACCACGCGGTAGAGGCGCACCAGCTCGCCGTCGATGTCGTTGAGCACCTCGATCGATGCCGGCTCACGGGCGAAGAGGACGGCAGCGCCGCCCGCGAAGGGCTCGCAGTAGCACTTGTGGGATACCTCCTCCAGCATCGGTAGGAGGGTCGGCAACAGACGGCGTTTGCCGCCTGGCCAGGGGATGATGGATTTGCTCATGTCTCAGCCTGTGAGAGGGGATTGACCGAGCCTGCGCATCCCTCGCGAGGGGGACGGAGCCTTGCTCGGCTTTCCACGGCGAAGACGTGGGATTTCGAGGGCTGGGCGGCGCGCCAACGCCGTCCAGCCGCTCTGTTTCTGCGCGTCGCTACATCAGCTCGACGAAGCGCATGCCTGCCGTCAGCTGGTCGCCGCCGGCGTGTTCGAGCTGCAGGCCCTCGGTGCAGTGGCCGTAGAAGCCCAGCCGGTGCATTGAGTGGGCGTCCGTCCGGGGCGTCGCGAAGACGTGCCGCGTGGTGCCGATGCGCATAGCGAGCTGCTGCAGGTCCATGACCGAGTTGTCGCCCGTGCCGATGCAGTCGCCGAGCGGGGCCGCGCCGTAGCGCAGCTCCAAGGTTCGTGCCTTCTGCTCAAGCGATTCGTAGCCCTGTCGGCCCCGGGAGATAGCCATCTGCCCGGGGTCCATGACGCCTGCGCGCCACGGCCGCAGGATCGCGGTCGACGGTCGCCAGAACGGGCCAGCCCACATGCGGCCGATCGAGAAGGCGCCGAGTCCTCCGCTGACCGCGCTGATGTCGATGAACGCGCCGCGCGCAGTCACCGGCGCAGGCAGGATCAGCATGTCGTGTCGCAGGAAGCCGTCCGGGTACGCCTGTGGTGCGCGGACGATCGTGTCGAAGTAGACGTTCGAACCCGCCGCGTTGAGGTAGCCGAAGCGGAAGCGGACGTTGGAGAGCGTCGTGAACCGGAAGTCGAGCAGCCCCATCGCCGAGAGCAGCCGGTTGTCGTTCCAGAACGCGACCAACTGAATCAGGCCGCCGGTATTGTTCGAGCTGCCCCACACATCGCTGAGCTGGGGAGAACGCAGGTTCGCGATGCTGCCGATCACATTGCTCGTGCCGGTCGCGTTCAGGGCCGTAGCCGTGGGGGTCACCCAATTCTCGTACGCGATGCCACCGCTCATCCCTTGTCTCCTTCCACAAAGCTCGGGCCTTCGCCCCAAAGATCGAGCGTGACCCGCCGGCTGCCGAGTTCGCCTTTCACACCGATGACATTCAGCAGGCGCCCCGCGGCCAGCCCGAAGCGCGGCAGGGTGAGGCGTACTACCGAACCCAGCGGCAGCGTCGCTGCGGTCAACGCATCGAGCAGTACAGGCACGCGGTACCACCACTTCGGCCCTGCCCACAGCGTCCCGCGGCGGCTTGCCTCGTCCGTGGTGCCAGCGATCGTGGTGAACAGCGTCGGCATGCCCGCGAGCGCGCTCTCGGCTCGCTGGAGCGCCCCTATGGCGCGAGCGCGCGCGTAGTCACTGGCCACCGAGAACGTCACGCGGAACCTGAAGTCGCGCGACTGCTCGACACCGGCGTTGGTATCGCGAACGCTGCCCGCCTGCTCGGATGACGTCAGCACGTGCCAGTTGCGGGCGCCGCAGACGATCGACGACAGACCAGGTGCTGAGTCGAACTCGACCTGCACAGGCCCGTCGAGTCGCGAGCGGTTGATCTCCAGCACCGGCGAGCCGCTCGGCAGTCGCAAAGGCTGCATACGAAGCACGCCGTCGGTGCCGATGCTCCACCAGCCGCCGATGGTGTCGGCCAGCTCATCGAGCACCTGCGCGTAGGTCTCTGCCTGGAAACACCAGCGCCCCATGAGCGGAAGTCCGAGGGACGTGCTGAGCGCGTCGATGCCAGCCAGGTCAATCCGAGCGCTCGACCAGCCTCGCCGGGTCTGCAGCAGGTACGCGACGATGCGGGGCAAGCGCCCGTTGTCCAAGCCCGAACCAGGGCCGGGGCCGAACGCGCTGCAGGTTATGCGCCCAGCGCTTGCCTGGAGAAGCCGGAAGCCGAAGGTGGGCGCGATGTTGTGATCGGCCCACTGGGTGCCGGCGGTCAGCAACACGCCCGAGTCGCGAACCTCAGTGACTGCGGTCAGCCCCGACCCCGCGACGAAAGAATCGTGGATGCCGAAGCGAAGCAGCGTCGGCTCGATCGACAGCGCAGGAACCCCGAGGCAGTGACCGAGCGTGACCGGATAGGGCGTGCCAGCCAGTGGCCCCGAGGGAATGGTCGCTTCTTGCAGGGGCACTTCCAGCTCGCGCGTCGCATCGCCCAGCACCAGGCGCACGGCCGACTCGCCCACGGACTCCAAGCGCTCGACGATGGCGCGGGCGACGATCGGCATCGAGGCCACGGTTGTGGCTTCAGTGCCGAGCCGGATGCGGACAACGCGCCCCCGCAGCGACAGGCTCAACAGGTCATCGAGCGCGCCGTCCGTGTTGATCAGTTCGATCGCACCCACACCCGCGGTGGCGCGGCCGCCCTTGGACCAGTACACGGTGTTGGCCCGCCGCTCGAACGCGATCCCGCGACCGCCCGGCAGCCTGGCCTGTGCGTAGACGCCCGCAGACGGATCGATGTAGCGACCATCCGAGTACCAACGGCTGCCGGAGCCAGTTTCCAGCTCGACAAGCACTCGCGGGAGGCCCTGCGTCGCGAACGTCACCTCAGGCTCCCATCATCATGCGGTCGTAGGCCCGGCGCTGTTCGTCCGTCAGCTCCCGCGTGCCTTCGCGCTGCGCACGCTCCAGATCTTGCAGGCGTGTCTCCAGCGCGCGTTGGCCGCGGCTGTTCTCTTCGCGCAGAGCGCGTAGCTCTGCCACGACGGCGGCCGAGTCGCCGCCCGCCGGCCCCAGCGTCAGGCCAGAGCGACGAGCAAAGTCCGCCACCGCGGCGGGCAGGATGGTTTCACCGCGGTGAATCAGTGCCGGGCCGGTGCGTGGCACGAAGGCAGTGCCAACGTCAAAGCTTTCGAGGCCGCCAGTGCCCTCGGGCAGATTGCGGCGGCCGATCGCCTCGATCGCAAGGCGGATGGCGCCCAGTTCGACGAGCTGCGCCGTCGCCGTCGCGTTGATGTCCCGCAGGGTGCTCAGCTCGCTGACCACAGGCCCCGGCCCGATGCCTTCGAAGAAGGGCGCGAGCAGCTCACGAATCGCGGGCGGCATCGCGCGGATCGCGGCTTCGGCATCTTCCACGGCCGCCGTCGCATCCGCGTCCGTCGTCGCGCTTCGAATGGCATCGAGCGGCGCCGTCAGCTGAGTCCGGAACTCTTCCGGGATCTGTTCGAGGGTGCGATCGAGCGCCTGATTCAGCAGCGACTGACGCTCGCCGAGGTCGCCCAGCTCGATGCCGACGTTGGTGGCCAGCTCGGCGACGTCGATACCCAGCTGCCGCGCCAGCGCAGCCAAGCTGACGGCCGTCTCCGCGCTCAGCTCTTCCAGGTTGATGCCCAGGTCAGCAGCCAAGGCGGTGAGGTTCAGCCCGATGGTTTGCGCGACCTCTGCCAGAGGCTCGCCGGTGCGCTCGATCAACTCGCGCACCATCAGACCCAGCTCGCGGACCATTTCCTCGCGCTGCGCCGCCAACTGCTCATCGAGCAAGGCATCACGGCGGTCGTAGAGCGCCTGCAGCTCCGGCGAGACGAATGGCGAACCGACACCGGCACCGCCGATGCTGCCTGCGCCGCCGGTGCTCCCCGTGCCGGGGTCGGCCAGCTGGAGGCCCAGCAGGCTCTGCATGCGTGCACGGACGTAAGCCTCGGTGTCAGTGAACTGCTGGCCACTGGCACTGAAGTCGCGCTCCTCGCGCAGCAGCAGGTCAGCCAGCTGAGTGACCCGCTGCAATGCGTCGACGTCGCCGCCTTGAGCGGCCGCGACGGCTTGGTCGAACTGGCGACGCGCCTCGGCCAGGCGCTGCTCAGGCGTGAGGCTTGAGGCGTCGCCCAACAGCTGGCTATCCAGCCACGCGCGGATGTTCTGCAGGGCTGACAGCTGCGCCTGGTAGACGCCGCGTGCGGCGTCGCCGACCTCCGAGATGCTGCCGATCTGGCTGTCGGTGCTGGCGCGCTGGGCTTCCTCAATCTCGCGGATCTGCGCGTCGATATCGTCGAGCGGCGAGCCATACAGATCCTGGACGAGGTCGGCCGCCGCCTGCCGCAGGCGAGCGATCGCCGCGGCCGCGCGCTGCGAGGCGATCTGGTGCACGAGCGCGAGGTCTTCTTCGGCCGCAGCCTGCATGCCGGCGGCCCGGGCCGCCTCGTGCAGCGCCTCGCGGGCGTCAGCTGCCCAGCGGTCGATGTCGCGCATCTCGCGCGCGAAGTCGCTCATGCCTGCCGAGGTCAGCTCGTCGCTCAGCTCCGCGACCAGGTTCCGATAGTCCTGGGCAGCCTGAAGCTGCGCTTCGAGCGCCTCGGCCGCACTCTCCTGCCGGTCTTCGAGCAGCGTGTAGTAGGCATCCGCCGTGCCCGACAGCCGCAGCAGCGTCGCAATCTGCTCGCGGCCGCTCTCCGTCGTCGCATCGAGGCTCTGCATAAGCGCCCACATGCCCTCGCGGGTCGCAGGCAAAGCCAGGCCAGCCTCAGTGAGCGCCCGGGTGAGGTCGCTCTGTAGCAGCTCGAACTTGCGGCCTTCGGGGGCAAAGTTGTCCATGAAGGACGCCATGCCCGAGAGGAACTCTTCGATGCCGCCACTCAGCTCGATGAGGCCCTCGCTGATCTGCGCGAATTGCTCCGGACTGGCCGCGTCCAGGGAGAAGCCGAGTCGATCAAGCGCTTCGCGCGTGACCTGGACGCCTGTGGCGACACGCACCAAGGTCTCGCCAAGGCCTTCGCCCAGCCTTTGGAACTGAGCAACGAAGGGCACGACGTCGCCCGCCAGGTCATCGAAGATCGAGCTGAAGACCGCGAGAAGTTCCGCCTGCTGCTCCTCGGGCTTCAGATCCTTGAGGGAGATTCGGATCTCCTCCAAGCGGAAGCGCTCCAGCGCGTCTTCGATGTCTTCGGGCAGCATGCCGAGAGCAAGCGCGCCCTGGCGCACCGTCTCGACCAGCGAGTTGATGATCAGCTGGAACTGGTTCTCGAACTCTTCCCCGACGGGTGCGAACTGCTCGCGCGTCCGGCGACTGCCGAATCTCCAGCTGCGGTACTGCTGCTCTTCGTAGGCGCGTACGTCGATGTTCCCCAGGCTGCCGCCGCCAAGCGCCAAGCCCTGATCGGTGACGCGCGAAGAGCCACCGAGGAAGCGTCCCAGCAGGCCGGTGCCGAAGATCGGGTCGCCCAAGCGGGACAGGAAGCGCCCCCAGCCGACCTCATTGAGCTCGGTGTCGCGCGGCCAGCTGAACTCAACTGCGCCCGCGCCGCGCGCCAGCATGCCGCCCGCCGAGTCGATACCGCTCTGCAGCTGCTGCAGGGCGCGCAGCATGCCGCGGTTGATGCCCACCAGTTCCGACGTTGCGTCGGCGGTGATTTCCATCGCGTTGAGGATCGACTCTGACTTGGCTTCAGCGTCGCCCAACACCGTGCCGGTGCCCTGCCGCTCCTGGCGGATACGCGCCGTATCGGTGAAGCCGCTCGATCCACCGAAGGCGCCGATACTGCCGGCCAGATTCGCGATGAGAGGCGCGATCGCCGCTGCCATAGCCGCCATGCGGACCGGCGCGGAGTACGGGTCACCCGTGCCCTGGTTGAGAATCGCCGAGATGCCCTGCACGAGCGCCAACGCGTCGATGGCCACCTGCATCGCCTTGAACGCATCGCTGCCGTTCTTGGTGAGCGACTGCATGCCGCGAAGCGCCTCGGAAGTCGCCTCCACGATGCCGGCACCGAGCGAGCCGCGCATTTCATCAAGGTAACCCTGCAGCTCAGCCATCGCTGCTCGCAGCTCCTCGACCGACTGCGTCCCCTTGCCTGCCAGCGCCAGCTCAAGTGCATCGCCAACGAGCTCGATGTCCTGCAGCAGGCGGTTCAGGGGCGTGTCGGCGAGGTCGGCCAGCACGTCTTCAACCGAGCGCGTGGCCTCCTGGCTCTGTTCGACGGCGTCTTCGAGGTTCTTGGTGAACTCCCTTGCTGCGTTGTCGCGGGCCTGCGCAAGACCCGCCACCGCCTCGGCAGAGAGGCTATTGGTCGCCGCCAGGGTCCGCTCGATATCGAGCAGCTGCGTCAGCTCATCGCGGTACGCGATGGCTGCGGCCACGCCGGGGCCGCCCAGCGCGATGGCCTGTCGGTCGAGGATCTTGGAGAGTTCAGTGCTGGCCTGAGCCGAGCGACGGTTCGCCTGTTCCAGCTCGCGCTGGGCCTTCGCTGCCTCTGTAGTGGCACGGCGCGTCTCGTTGGCTGCACGCTGCTGCGCGGTGCGGGTTGCCTCCAACTGCTCGACCAGGCGCACGTACTCGGCGCCAAGCGCTTCGACCTCCGACCGGCTGCGGCCCGTAGCCACGCCGGTGGTGATGAACTCTGCGGCCAGCTTCTGCGCGTAGCCCACCACGCCGAGCTGGGCCTTCTCCAGCGCCGTCGCTGCAGCCTCGGAGCCCTCGGTGATCTGCTGGTACAGATCATCGAACTTCGCGTCCGCAGCGATACGGCTCGAAAGCCCCAGTAGGGCGCCGTATGCGTCGGCAATGCCGTCAAGCGCGGCACTCACGCCGTCAGAGTTGGCGAGCTGGTCGATCGAGGCCTGCAGCGCATCCAGCTCAGGGGCAAGCTGCTGGCGCAGGGTGTCGGCGAGGCGCGCGCTTTGCTGGTCATGCTCGGCAATGCGCTCGGTCAGCTCGCGCCAACGCTGGGCGGTCTCCGTGCTGTTCACGTCGCCTGCGACCAGGCCTGCGTTGTTGATCAGGTCGCGGTAGGTCTCGGTCAGCCGCTCCAGCTCGATCCGGTTCGCGCGGATCTCTTCCGATTCGCGCGCGAAAGCTGCGATCGACGTGGCCACATCCGGCCTGCGCAGCGACGAGTACTGCTGCCACTGGCCGTTGAGTTCGCGCACCCGCTCCGTCGACTGCTCCACCGAGTCGACGCCCGCCTTGAACGCGGCATCGCGCGCCTCTTCGGCGTCCATCGCTGCCTTGATTCCCAGCGCCAGGCCGCCGATAGCGAGCACAGCCACGCCGACAGGGCCGCCGACCAGGCTGAGCAGGCTCGCGCCAAGCGTGCGAGTCGCAATCGCCAAGCCGCTCGTGCTGGTGGTGGCGATCACCATTGCGGCTGACACCGCCTTCAGCGTGGCCACCGAGGGCAGCAGCGCCGGCAGGAAGCGGGCGCCGTAGACCACGGCAGCTGCGAGGGTCACTTCCGCCAGTAGGTCCAGGTTCTGCGCCACGAGCTGGATCCCGCTGGCCACCGCCTGCGATGCGCCGAAGGTCTGATCGGACTCGCCGATGAACTGCACCGCGGCGTTCTTCAGCTGCTGCATCGAGCGCGCGATGGTCAGCGGCAGCTGGGCGAACTCTTCGGCGATCGCATCCGCCTGGTCGCCGGTGAGCGCCTTGCGCAGCACATCGGCGGTGAGCTGGCCATCTTCGGCCAGGCCGCGCAGTTCGCCACGGGTGACGCCAAGGCTTGCGGCCAAGGCCTGCATGAGGCGCGGTGCGGCTTCGTTGACGGAGTTGAATTCATCGCCGCGGAGTGCACCCGCCGCAAAGGCCTGGCTCAGCTGTGTGATTGCACCCGCCGCGGCACCGCCGCCGGTGCCGGAAACGGCGAAGGCCTTGTTCACCGTCTCGGTGATGCGCAGCACCTCGGCTTGGCTCGCGCCCACGTCGCCGAGGGCGCCGTCCAGTCGCGTGTACAGGCCGACCGTCGCTTCGAGCTGCGAGGACGTGTCCTGCGCAATGCGGAACGCCTCGGACTGGCCGCGCGAGAACTCGGCCTGCGTGTCGGCGACCAGGCGGATACGCGCCTGCATGTCGGAGTACGCGTCCGCCGCTCCTGCGAGCGCGCGCACACCCTCGATCGACACCCAAGCGGCGCCGAGCGCGAGCACCTCGTTGCGCACCTTGCTGATCTGCGCCGTGAGGAAGTCCGCGCCCTGGGCGGTGCGATCCATCGCCCGCGTCGCGCGATCCGATGTCGACTCCGCAGCAGGACCGATGCTGCCGATCGCATCACGCGCCTGGCCGGCGCCAGCGCCGACGCCATCGGCGTTCATCGTCATGCGAAGGGTTACGGTCTGGTCTGCCACGGGCTCTCCTATTTGGCCGGGGTCGGCGTGTTCATCGCTTGGCGTTGAGCAGTGGCCGCGCGGCTGCCACCAGACACGCCACCCGATCGCTCACGTCTTCCCAGCTCTGCCTTGGCACGCGATGCACGAGCAGTGCGGATCGCAGCTCGGATTGGGAAATGCCCTGCCACATCGCTGCGCCGTAGCCCATCAGCAGGGTCCACTGGCAGGCCCGGTAGATGCGCACCGCGAGCCAGTTGCAGGGCAGCACGCCCACCTTGTTGCTCTGAGGTGTGCTCTCGACGCGGGCGATCACCTCAGCGGGTGCGCCGAACGCTCTCAGCTGTTCGGCGACGCCCTTGGTATCGATCGACTTGCGGCCGCCGCTCAGCGCTTCGGCGACCGCTTCGAGTTTTTTGCCGGTGCCGCGCGATAGCCGCTGAAGAAGGCATCGAACGTCGCCTGCAGGAGCGTCAGGTGCGCGAACACCATCTCCTTCTGCTTGTCCGGTTCGAATGCCGTGCCGTGGCCGTCGCCGATGCCCTCGACGCCTTCCAGCACCTGGCCCAGCACCTCGCGCTGGTACTGAGTGATTTCCAGCGTGGTGGCCAGCTGGCGGTTGCCGTGGTCATCCACTTCACCGACCTCGCGCACTCCGTCGACGAACTCCAGAAACTTGTCCGGCTCGACGAACTTGAAGCGAGCAGTGAAGTCGCCCTCGTTGAACACGCCCGGCTTGTCGGTGGGCAGGCGCACCTTGACGGTGGTGGCGAAGGTGCTGGTCTGGGTGAGCTTGAGCATGTCGGTCCTCGTGCTTGGGGAAAGGCAGCCGCGATCGCGCGCGGCCGCCGGATGTCGTGGCTTGCCCGCTGAGCGCGGTGGATCAGGTGTAGGTGATCGAGTACTCGTCGCCGCCGGCACCGCTCGGCACCGCGGTGAACGGAATTTCGAAGCCGGCGACGCCCTCGATGTCGATCGGCCGCGGGTATTCGAGCTGGGCGCGGATCGGCACCGCGACGTTCAAACCGGCCGAGCGCGTGATGGTGTTGGTGATGGTGACGACGCTCTGCGCATCCGCCAGCGCCCACGGGTTCCAGACCGAGAGCAGATCGTTCTTGACCACCTGCAGGCTGCCGGCCGGCTTGCGATCGGTCACGATGACCTGACGGCTCTCGCTGGTCTCGATCAGCGGGATGGTCGCGTTGGCGTTCAGGCTCAGCTGGCGAGCGTGGACCGCCGTGCCACCGACCTGGCAGTTCCAGGTCTCGGTCTCGATCGCAGGCGGCGTCTGGAAGGCCGACCAGTCGATGCCGACAGGCGCCTCGCCGTCCTGCGGGATCACCAGCAAGCCGGTGAGCTGCACGCTGGCCTTGGCGTACTCACGGATGTTGAAGGTCATGTCCATCGACCCGCGCACGCCGAGCATGCGGAAGCGAATGCCTGCCCAGTAGAAGTCGAAGGTGCCGCTCGGCACGCCCGTGCTGATCGGAGCGTAGACCGCGCTGGTGGTGGGCGTGAGCGTCTCGCTGTGGCTGCAGATGCGCAGCAACGCAGACAGGGGCGCGGCAGTGCCCGCTGCAGCCGCACCGATGAGGTCCACTTCGGCACGGAAGGTGATGCGTTTCCCGACCAGGACGAAGGGGTCGCCGCCGAAGTACGGTCGATCAACCGCACGCTCCAGCTTGTCGGCAGCAGGCTCGATGCTGCTGTTCATCAGCAGCAGCGCGTTAGCGGCGGCGATGGTGGCGGCGGTGCCGTAGGTGGTCTCGATGGCCAGCAGGCCGACGCGATCTTCAGAACTGCGGAAAGGCATGGGTTACTCCTTGGTGCGGGCGCTGGTGCGCCGACGCGGCGCGGATTCGATGGGCGGCAGCGCGGTGGCGCTGCCGTCGTGGACTTGCTCGGCCAGGTCGAGCGCCTCCACGTCGCCGTCGACGTGCTCGATAGCGATTGCGGCCGCGCCGCGATCGGCCGTGGTGGGCTGGAGGCAGGTCAGGCTGCCGTCCGGCTCGCGCCGGTAGCTGCCGCCGTCGCGCGGCATGGGAAGGGTGTTCACTGGCGAACCTCCGCTCGGTACTTGGTTTCGTAGATCACCTGGCTGCAGAGCCAGCCGGTGGCGTAGAACTCGTCGCGCGCGCCCACGAAGTGCAGTGCGCCGAAGCGCGTGAAGCCGTCGGGGCTCCAGCCCATGAGCCGCGCGTCGACATCGGCCTGCAGGGCATCCATCACGCGCCGCGCCGATGAGCCCGACTCGGCGGTGCCGGCATGGCTGACGAACAGCACCACCTGCAGGCTCACGCGAATGTTCTGCAGCAGCACGCCATTGCTCACGCCGATCGGCGGCTCTCCCTGGCGCTGATGAACCACGTAGGCCGCAGGCGCCGCGCGCGGCTTCTGAGCGATCGCAGTGGCGAGGTCCGCCGCGTCGCCGATCAGCTTCAGCGCGCTGACGCCCTGCAGGCGCTCAATCGCAGAGGCGGTGGGGAAGCTCACAGCGCGTCCAGGCTGTCGCGCGAAAACATGCGCGGCTTCGAGGTGTAGCGAATCGGCCCCGTGTCCTCGGCATCCGGGTCAGAGTTGCCGGGCGCCAGGGGATCGTTGGCGCCCAGGCTGAGCTGGCCAGCTGCAACACGCTCCAATGCGGCACGTGCCTCGCGGTAGTCGCGCTCGATGCGGCCCAGCTCCGTGCTGGCACGCTCGCGCGACAGGTGCACGTGGTAACGGGCAATCGCTCGCCCCCACGTGCCGAGCACCGGGAAGTCCGCCGCGTCGAGCGGCAGCTCATAGCCGCGCTGCGCGAGGTAGGCCTCAACCTCGCCACTGGCGCGCTCGCAGGCGTCTAGCACTGCTGCAAGCCCCGCGTCCGCCGCATCGATCTCCGCTGCGCTGTAGGCGCTGCGATCGCCGCCGGAGAGCGTCAGCTGCCAGAGCTCCAGCGGCAGCTCGAAGAGCTGGGCCAGCTCCAGGCTGGCACCGGCTCCGGTCGAGAGTTGGGCGGGCGTGATGTACACGGGTCAGGCCTTCGGCTTTGCGGTCTTTGCGGCCGCCTTCTTGGGCGCCGCTTTGGTGCTTCGGCTCGGGGCGCTGGAGACCGGTGCGACCGGCCCGTGTCCAGCGCCCTCGCCACGGCCTCCGCTGTCGGCGTTGGGGGGAACGCCGCCAGCGGTTCCGGAGGTGGTCGAGCCCTCCGGCGTCGCCTCCGAGGTGGGCTTGCCGTCCGCTGCCGTCGACTCACGGCTGCGGGAGGCTTTCGCGTCAGACCGCGACGCATCGCCCTCTCTCTGCGCGTTGTTCGAGTCCTCGCGCTCTTCGCCGCTGGCGACCTCGACCAGGTGCGGGTCAGCGAGCAACAGCTCCATGCGCGGGTGGTCTGCGGGCACCGCGGTGGCCCTCGGGCCGAACTTGATGCCGGCGCGGAAGTAGCGCGGGTGCGCGGCAGTGCGGGTGCGGAAGAAGCGCTGGGACATGGGTGTCTCCTGCAGGCCAGCGACGCTCACGCGTCGCCGGCCAGGTCAGTGGGTGAGCGCTGGGGTCAGATCCAGTCGCTGACGAGCAGCTCGGCGCTGCCGGCCCACTCGTTTCCGCCGTTCTCGTCCTTCACCAGGAGCTTGCGAGCCGTGGCTTCGAGCGAAGACGGCACCACCAGCAGGTTCGGCCGAATGCCAAGCGGGCGGCCGCCATCGGCTTTGAAGCCGCGCATCGCTGCGCGCGCGGCGCCGTAGGTCGCAGCCGTCAGCGCCTCGTTGCTGCGGTAGGCCATCTGCCAGAAGCCGTAGCCGGCGTTGTGGCGTGCGCGAATGCCGTAGCGGTACTCGTCGTTGGTGAACACGCCTTCATCGTTCCGGTCGGTCATCGCCTGCAGATCAGCCGCCGCGCGCACCTGGAGGATCAGCGGCTTCAGCGCCCGACTCACGTCAAGCAGGTACCAGTTGGGGCCGGTTCCGCTGGTGTTGACGTTGCTGGTCGCGGTGACAGCGCCCGTGCCATCGGTGTTCGCATAGACCGGGTGGTCGGTGTCGAAGAAGTTCTGGCCGTCGTAGCAGAGGGTGCTGCCGCCGGCAGCCAGCAGCGCGAAGATCAGCTCATCCGGGTGCGAGGCCGCGGCGCGACCCATCTCGGCGAACAGCGGGCGGTAGATGCCGAGGTTGTCGTCTTCGATGTCGGTGCGCTTCACACCAACCGTCGCCTCGAAGGTCTTGTTGAGGATCTGGTAGGCGTCGGCCTGCATGTCCTTGACGACACGCGCGCCGATCCACTCACGCAGCTTCGGGAACTGGCCGAGCCAGCCGTAGGTGTTGCCAGCGGTGCTGCTGGGCACCGGCGTCGCCACCTTCTGCCAGTCGGTCGGCGTCGCGGTGAGAGCGGCCTGGAACTCGCCGCGAAAGCCCTGGAACAGGGCCGTGATCAGTGCATTGGTGATGAGAGCCATGAGGAGCCTCTAGCGGTTGCGTGGTGGGGCGCGTGGGGGCGCGGTGCTCGCGAGTCGCGAGGCATCAGTCGGTGGGCAGGCGCTTCGCGTACTCCTCGGGCGTCAGGCCCAGGAGGCGCGCGGCCTGCTGCTGCTCGGCGTTGAGAGCGGTCTTGGTAGCGCCCGGCGGCGGACCCTCGATGCCCGCGTCCGGGGCGATGACCGGTGCGCTGGCCACGAAGGCCTGGAAGCGCTCCAGCCCGGCGCGATCGCTGCAGGAGGCGCGGTGGTACTCGACCGAGGTCGGAGCGATCTTGCGAGCCTGCAGCGCGCTCTCGATCGCCGCATCGACGGCCGTCTTGTGGGCAGCCGTGTCGCGCTGGAGCAGCTGCTGCTCGGCGTTGGTCGCGCGCTGCAGCACCTGGTCGTAATCGGCGCGCGGCACGTAGCGCTCCAGGTTGGCGGCCTCGCTGTTCATCGCCGTTTTGAACTTGCTGATAGCAGCTAGCACAGCGGCTTCGTCAGCATCTGCGTCCACGCCAAGGGCGGACGCCACGGCGGCGGTCAGAACAAGTTTCATGGGTTGCTCCTGGTTGAGGGCTTGCAGCGGCAAGTTGGGCGTGTTGGTCAGCCCGGCAGACACCAGCCGCACGATGCGGCCGCTGGCGGGATCGAAGTCGAAGACCGGGCTGATGTAGCGGTACTCGCGGTTGAGCACCTGGTCGTGGCCGCGGTCGGTCCACTGCACGTCAGCCCAGAGCGCGCCGCCGCGAACGTTCAGCGCAGTGATCCAACCTGCGGCAGGTGCGGGCTCGCCCTTCGGCGCCCGGTGCTGGGTGGCGTGCTCCCAGTCAATCGGCAGCTCGACGCCGCGCTGCCCGAAGGCATCGAGCACGGCATTGATCGACGGCTGGTCGAAGGTCCACTCGCGGCCATCGCGACCTTTCACGGTGGGGCCAGCGGGGATCAGCGGAATCGCGCCAGGAACACCGGGCGCATCGCCTGCGGCGAGCAGTCCGAGTTCGGTGCAGAGAGCGAGGGTGTGAGCGGTGCGCATGGGGCGATTCTTCGCCCCGCCACCACCGCGTTGAGTTTCAGCGCCCTGAAACGCGCTGGGGATTGTTCGGCGGGAGACTCACGCCGAGTCGCGCGCATGATCTGCGCCGCGACCACGGGTCGTCAATGACCCGCGGCCGCAAGAATGCAAACGGTGCTAGCGCCTCGCGGGCGTCGCGGCAACTGTGTCCGCAGCCCCGTGCAACTCCAAGAGAGTGATCTCAACCGGCACCATGCCGCCGCGGCGCTCGCTCATTCGGTAGCGCACCACCACGCGAGCTCGCACTTCCAACTTACCGGCGAGGTCATTGATGGTGACCTCATCGCCCAGGGTCAACTTCACCCTGTCATCGAACACACCGTCGAGCCTCGCGCGCCAACCGGACGTACTCGAGTCGCGGTTCATCTGGCGGATGTCGACCAGCGCGTCCTCGAACTCCTCTTCGGACTCATGAGGCTCGCCGGTGACGTCCTTCGGCATCATCCGAACCACTTCGCTCGGCATCACAGCAGCCTCGCCGAACTTCACGGTGGCGTCGGGCTCACGGTGAGCCGGTGCCAGGATATGCGCCGCCGCCTGGGTGACGTCTTTCTTGCGGTCCCGCACCGCCGATTCGATGATGCTGGCGAAGGCCTCCGGGCTGACTTGGTAAGCCTCGGCGCCAATCGCGATGATGGTGTTGTTGTTGGCCTGGATCAGGGCTCGCTCTTCAGGCGTGGCCTCGCCAGCGGTGAAGCGGCTGACCGCGTAGGCTACGAGCGCAGCGGTTACCGCAGACAGGAAAACTGCCTTGGTCACGGGCGACCCCTTGGGTGGAAGTTCTTTGTACATACCGGCCCAATCTAGCTCGCGTACCGCCTTCTGGAACCGCTTCAAGCTGCGCTCGTTGTCGAAGATGAGCTGCAGCCAGAAGCTCTCCTTGAAGGAGCCCTGCTCGATGCCATCAACGAGCAGTTTGACCTCAAGCACCGTCGCCTGCGTGAGCTTCTTCAAGACGCCCGGCAACACTCTTTCAGATAGCCGACCCATCGCCAACAGCGAATCGACGACGTCTTGCACGGGCAGCGGCTTTTCGTTGCTGTAGACGATCGAGTGTTCAACGTACAACGCAACTTCAGTCATCCGGAATCCCCTCCTGCCGGCACATAGGTCGGCGCCAGCTTGCAGCCGACGCATTTGGCATGAGCGCGACCGGCGGCCGCGCCCACGGTCTAGCAAGGTCCGCGACTCAGTCTTTCGGCGGCAGCCGCTCTTCTGCTATGCGCACCGCTTCTTCCTCAGTCTCTAGCGGCCCTTCGCCCCAGCCCGGCACCACGTACGACCCATCGGGCTCGATGCGCTGGATGTGCACCTCGCGACCACTTGGGCCACGCACATAGAGGTCTCGAATCTTGGGCTTGTCGTCATCGAACATGGGCTTCACTCCTCGAATGGATGTTTGCGCGGCCCTACGGCCGCCTGCGCGCGTTTATAAACGCCAGCCGGCCCGACCCGCCAACACTCGCCGCGCCCAGGGGCTGGGAGCGGCTCACAGCGCCTCTCTTGATCGCGCGATCTGAAACGAGAAATCCCGGCGTCGCAGTGTGCGAGCGCCGGGGTTGCGAACAGCTCGTGGCGATCAGTTCGACTGGGCGCGCTTGGCGGACTCCATCTCCGCAGCAACCTCGGCCGCCCATGCCTGGATGTAGGCCGGAGCCTCGCCCTGCATTTCCATTGCCTTGGCCAGCTCGGCATCACGCACTTCCGCTGCAAGCGACTTGTCCTGCGCTGCAGGACCGCTCAGCGGCGTTGCGACGTCCGCGCGATCCCTGACGCGCACCGCCACCATCGGGTTGCCACTGCCAGTCGGCGATCCGGTCTTGAGGTAAAGCCAGTAGCGACCGCCGAGCGAGCGATTCGCGCCTGCCGGGTAGACGAAGAGCTTGTAGTAGCTGGTCGAGGAGTCCAGCAGCGCCAGGTACTCACCACGGGACTGCTCGAAGGACGCCAGGCCCAGACCCGCAGAGCTGTACCGGCGGCGCATCTGCACGTACTGGGTTCCGTTGCTGCCTGTGAACGGGCGGTCGAACACCAGGAACTCGCTATCACCTAGACCCACGACGTTCATGGCGAAAGCCCACTCGCCCCACAGCCTGTCATCGCGCTGCGGATAGCCGAACATGAACTTCTGCAGCTGCACTGTCTCGCCGGCCTGGGTCAACGTCGCGCGCTCATCGCCCTCAAAGACGATGGTCAATGCGCCTGGGCTGGTGGTCTGCTCAGGTGCGCGGTAGGCGCAACCGATGCACTGGCCGTTGCGGAAACCCAGCAGTGATGCGTTGAGCGTGCGCGTGCCAGGGTTGTACGTGCCGGTGCTGATGTACCACTGCGGCGAGCCGTCCTGGGCGAAGGTGTAACTGGCCACCACCATCGTGTTGTTCTGGGAAACGATGAACCAGCCGCGGCCGGACTGGCTCGGGTTCCACCACACGCCGTCCTCCGGCGCGAGTGCGTGAGCCTGCGGCAGGCAGGCGAAGAGCAGCGCGAGCAGCGCTGCCGAGAAGATTGCTGTGACCCCTGATTTCATTGATCGACTCCATCGAGATGCGAGAACGCTGCCGGCTCAGCTTGACCCCGGTACTGGCCGCGCCGGGTTGCGCGATTGGGCTTCCGGCAGCGCAAGGACATGGTGGCGCGCGGAGGCGGCCACCGGTATCGGCGAAATGCCGAATGAGGGGTAGGAGTTTTCCTACCGGATGTCACGGGCACCGAGCGGGTGCCAGTTGCTCCGATGCAAGAGATGCGCCTGCACAGCCTCCAGCTTGCCGGCCACAGCTCGACAAGCCCTTGCGAGCTGCGCCTCGCGCTTGAGGCCGAACAGCCAGCCCAGCACCCCAGCGCCGATCGCGACCATCCAGCCCGCCATCATGAAGTCGGACGGCAAGTGCTTCATCGCGAGCAGTCCGAACACCGGCGGGCTCATGGCCATGCCGATGGTGAGGATCGACGCGTTGGAATGGCGCCTCTGCAGATGCTCCAGCTGAGCGGCGAGGCGGTGCTGCTCCTCCACCAGCTCGGCCGTCAGATAGGCCGCATAGCTCTCCCGGCTCGACGCGTTGAAGTTGACCTGGTTGTTATTGCCTTGCACCGCCACGTTGCCGGTGCCGCCGACCCGCTGCCGGAGAACCGACTCAGCATCGTCCGCAGGCGTTGAATCCCCAACAAGGGCGCGAGCGCGCGCCCGAAGTGCATCTTCGTCAAACATCCCCTGTTTCTCCCATAGGCGCGGAAGTCCGCGCGGTTGCGATCTCAGGGCATGGCTTTCTCAGCCGCTGCGACTACGCCGCGGCGCGCACCAATCGAAGCACGTTGGACTTCGCCTGCTGCTCAGGCCCTGCCGTGAGTTGGTACGCAACAACGATGAGTTCGGCGAGTTTCGCCGGAGGCAACTTCCGCTTGATCTCGGCCAAGCCTTCGAAGACGCCCTCTGCTGCCAGGCGTAGCCGATGCTCGTCCGTGATCTGCACGGGCTGCTCTTTTGGAGAATCTGTCGACGTCGACGGATTTGGGGATCCCGTCGATCCGGTGAGGATGTACATCACGTCAAGACCAGCGAGAGCAGCGCGCGCGAGAACTTCAGCGCCGGGCGATGCGAGCCCACGCTCGTACTTTCCCCACATCTCGCGAGACACCCCGCAAAGCTCTGCAGCCTTGGTTTGGCTGAGTCCTGCGGCTGTCCGCTGCTCAGAAATTCGAGAACCAAAGTTCACGCTCACGCCCCTTGACATGGAGAACTAAAGTTCTCATCCTGTGCCTGCCCCATTCACAACAGGCAGGCAGGATAGCAAGTGAACACGAACGTCCCACCCCCGAGCCGAGAACTGCTGCTCAAGGTCAAGGCTCACTTCGTCGGGAAGGGCACCACGCTCGCAGCCTGGTGCCGCGACAACAAGGTCGACCAGTCGCATGCGCGCCAAGCACTGCTTGGAAGTTGGGATGGCCCTCGCGGCCGCGCCGTGCGCCTGAAGTTGGCCACCGAGGCTGGCATCACCGCCGATCCCACGCCGTCGCAAAAGCCCGCCGCCAAGCGCGGCAAGGCGGCCGCATGAGGCCCTCGACCCTCCGCGCGGGCGACACCCTGCGCCGTGTCTCCGGCGTCGGCGCCAACCCGACCCGTGTCTTCGTCTTCGTCCGCATCGAGCCGGGCCGCGCCGGCCGCCGAGCTGACGCCGTCCTGCAGTGCGAGGACTACCGCGGCTTGAACGGTCCCGACGATGCCGGCCTCTGCACGGTCAGCACAGGCGAGCTGGCCCGCCACTTCCAGCAGGTGCCGGCATGAACCCGCGCCGCCGCACCACCGACCTGGATCGCCGCCAGCCAGGGCTTGTGTTCTCCGGCCTGCTCGTGGTGACCGGCTGGCTTCTGATGCTGGCCGCTGCCCTGGGGTGGATCTAATGAGCGCCCCCGCCGTGCTGACGCGCGCATGGGCCGTCATCCAGGCGCTGTCCGGGCACGCCTTCGAAGGCCGACGCCTCAAGGACGTTGCCGAGACTGTGCAGCAGTCCCCGCCAACAACGCTGCGCGACCTCGAAGCGCTGGAAGACATCGGCCTGGCCGAGCGCATGCCAGGCCGCCCCGACTGCTGGCGCCTGTCGCCGCGCCTCGTGCAGCTGGCCCACGCCCACCAGGCGCAGATGGCGCGGCTGCGCGAGCGGCTTGACGCCTTCGATCACACCTACACCCGCACCCCGAACTGATGAGAGCCCCGACGATGCCAAAGAACGCCACCCCCATTTCCGGCGAGCTGGTTCAGCGCGACGCCGAGTACAACCGCACCACCCAGTTGCTGGTCGCCGAGTTCGGGGAGGGGTTGCATTGGGACCCCGACCACTACACCGCCGCCATCGCGGCCGAGATGAAGCGCGGCTGCGAAGCCTTCCTGCGCGCCGGTCGCCTGCTCGTGGTCGCCAAGGGCTGCGCCAGCCACGGCGAATGGTCCGGCATGCTGGGCCGGCTCGGCCTGGAGTCGCGCCAGGCGCAGCGAATGATGGAGGCCGCCCGCCGCGTCGCCGCGCTGCCAAATGCGTCGACGTCGACGCATTTGCTCGAAGCCGCCGGCAGCCCCAGCAAGCTGATCGAGCTGCTCAGCCTGCCCGAAGACCAGTTCACACAGCTCGCCGAAGAGGGTGAAACGGGCGAGCTGAGCCTCGACGACGTCGCCAAGATGGGCGTGCGCGACCTGCGCAATGCAGTGCGCGAAGCCCGCGCCGACCTCGACGCCAAGGACGAGCGCGCCGCCGAGCGCGAACGCAAGATCGAGGCGCTGCAGAAGGAGCTGCGGAAGGCCAAGGGCCAGCGCGAGCGCGCCACACCGGACGAGCGTGCGGCCGAACTGCGCACGCTGACCACCACCACACAGATGCACCTGGTCGCCGCGGTGCACGCCCAGGGCGAGGACGCCGACAGCCTGTTCGAGCGCTTCCGCAGCCTTCGCGAAGCCGCCGAGCTGGCGGGTGATGCCGGCGAGCACGATGACTTCATGGCCGGCCTGGTTGGCGACCTGCTCGGCCAGCTGCGCCGCCTGCGCGACACCTTTGGGTTGCCGCCGGTGAACGACGGCGCGTGGATTGCCGAGCAGCTCAAGAAGGTCGGGGGCTGAGCATGGCCGCCGTGCACTCGCCCGCACTGCTGGAACAGCTGGCCGACGTCGCCCGCGCAGCCGCCGCGGCAGGTCACGGCGGCAAGTCCCGCGTGTACGAGGCCGCAGCCCAGCGCATGGGCTGCTCAGTGGCGACGCTACTCCAGCGCCTCAAGCTGGTGCGCGTTGGCGCACCTCGCAAGCGCCGCGCCGATGCGGGCGGGCATGCGCTCACTCGCGATGAAGCCGCCTTGATCGCGGCGACGGTGGAAGAGACACGACGCCTGACCGGCACCGGCGCGCTCGCGTTGGAGCACGCGGTCGAGATCCTCCGCAGCAACGGCAAGATCGCGGCCGGCCGTGTGGACACCGACACCGGCGAGTTCACGCCGCTGAGTGTGAGCGCGATCCGCCGCGCGCTGCGCCACTACAACATGCACCCGGAGCAACTGGCCGAGCCCACACCAGCCGCGCGCCTGCAGAGCCCGCACCCGAACTGGTGCTGGCAGATCGACGCATCGGTGAGCCGCCAGTTCTACCTTGCCGACGATGGCACCCGGGTGATGCCCGAGCGCGAGTTCTACCGCGGCAAGCCCGGCAACCTGGTGGCGATCAACGACTACCGCCTCTGGCGCTACGTGGTCACCGACCACGCCAGCGGCGCGCTGGAGGTGCTGTACGTGCGCGGCGCGGAGAGCAGCGCAAACGTGCTGGCCAGCTTGATCCACGCCATGACGCGCCGTGCGGACGGCACCATGCACGGCGTGCCGCGACACCTGATGGCCGACCCCGGCAGCGCCATGAAGAGCCAGGTCACGGCGAACCTGTGCGCGGCACTCGGCATCAACCTGATCATCAACGAGGTGGGCAACGCCCGCGCCAAGGGCCAGGTCGAGAACGCGCAGTACCTGTGGGAGCGCAGCTTCGAAGCGGCCCTGAAGCTGCGCGCCCCGGTGACCAGCCTGGAAGAGATCAACCGGCTGGCGGCCGAGTTCGCGCGCAACTTCAATGCCACCGCGATCCACAGTCGCACCGGAACAACGCGCCGCGATGCTTGGCTTCGCATCACTCGCGAGCAGCTGATCGAGGCGCCGAAGGTGGAGACCCTGCGCGCCTTGGCGACGACGGTGCCGGTGCCGCGCCGGGTTCGCGACTACCGCGTCAAGCACGGCGGCCGCGTGTGGGACCTGACCGGTCTGCCGGGCGTCCTGAACGGCGCCCAGGTCGAGGTGGTGATCAACGCGCTGGACCCCACCACGCTGCGGGTTGTCGTGACCGGCGACGACGGTCGCCCTGGCTACTACTTGGCACCTGAGATTCGCACCGGCGAGTACGGCTTCGAGCTGGGCGCAGCGACCATCGGCGAGAACTTCCGCGCGCCGCCTGAGACGCCGACCGACGCTGCCCGCAAGGAGATCGATCGTCTGGCGATGGGCGTGGCCAGCGACGCCGAGGCAGCCGCAGCGCGCAAGACGAAGCGCCTGGCCTTCGGCGGCACCGTGGACCCGCTGAAGCCGAGTCGCGAGCTGGAGGTTGTGCCGGCGCTGCCGCGCGCCTCAACGCCCAGCACGGTCGCAGCGCCCGCCGAGGTCGAGCCCGCGCCGCGGCTGCCGCAGATCAACCCTGTCTGGCAGGCGCAGGTGCTGTCGCACGAGGACATGGCCCGCGGCCTCAAGCGCCGCGTGGAAGCGCTCGGCGGGACTTGGGATGCGGCCCAGATGTACGCGCAGATGGTCCAGCGCTGGCCTGACGGCGTGATCGAGGACGAGCTCGATGCGTGCGCTACGGCGCTGCTGCGCGGCGGCCTGCGGGTAGTTGGGGGTGCGGCATGACCCTGCGCCTGCGCGCCGTGCTCGACGACGCCGGAATCAAGCATGCGGCCGTCGCCGATGCCTGCGGAGTGAGCAAAGCCACGCTCTCGCTGCTGCTGACTCGCGGCCAGTGGCCCCGCCGCAAAGACCTCGCCGCGCAGCTGCGCGACGGCATCACTTCGTTCCTGGCGTCGCGCGGCCTTGCGGCCACCGACGCCTTCAAGAAGGCCCCGCCGCGCAGCAACGCGGCGGGGCCGGTTGCCCCCGCTGTAACCCCGACTGAGACCACAAACGAGGACCCCGACATGCTACTGCGAAAGCAATCCCTCACCCCTGCGGCGCGCCAGCACTTCCAGCTGGCCCGCGACCCGTTCACCGAGTGCCGCGAGCCGGCCGACGTGTTTCTGAGCCCCGACGCCCGCTATGTGCGCGAGGCGATGTGGAGCGTGTGTCGGCACGGAGGATTCCTGGCCGTGGTCGGCGAGAGCGGCGCCGGCAAGTCGACGCTGCGCGAAGAGCTGGTCGAGCGCATCCAGGCTGAGTCACCCGGCACGATCCTGGTGCAGCCCTACGTGCTGGCCATGGAAGACAAGGACAGCGTGGGCAAGACCCTCCGCAGCCAGCACATCGCCGAGGCGATTGTGCGGGCGGTGGCCCCCCTGGCCAAGACCATGAGCAGCCCCGAGGCGCGCTTCCGCCAGCTGCACGAAACCCTGCGCGACAGCCACCGCACCGGCGCGCGCCACGTGCTGCTGATCGAAGAAGCGCACTGCCTGCCGGTCCCGACCTTGAAGCACCTGAAGCGCTACCTCGAACTCAAGGACGGCATGAAGCCGCTGATGAGCGTGATCCTGCTGGGTCAGCCCGAGCTGGCACTGAAGCTCAACGAGCAGGACCCGGGCGTGCGCGAGGTGGTGCAGCGGATCGAGCTGGTGCCGCTGGCACCGCTCGACCAACACCTTGAGGCCTATCTGCAGCACCGCTTTCAGCGCGCCGGAGTGAAGCTCGCCGACGTGGTCGATGCCTCGGGCCTCGAAGCGCTGCGCGCCCGACTGACGCCTGCACAGGGCCGTCAGCGCGGATCGCTGCTGTACCCGCTGGCGGTCCACAACTGCCTGGCCGCTGCAATGAACGCTGCTGCTGAGCTGGGTGCACCGAAGGTCACCAAGGGTGCGTTCGGAGGTGCGTCATGAGCGCACCGGACGTCTTCCACCCCAACTCAACCGAGTGCCCTTCCTGCAAGACCCGCTGGGACATCGTGGGTGATGTCTACATCACTGGCCTTGTGCAGCCCGAGGATGACCTGCTGCGCCAGGCAAAGATCGGAATCGCTATTGGCTGTCCCGGCTGCGATCTGGACTTTGAGGTTTGGCTGCCGCTGAACACCTTCCAGCAGATGCAATCGGCCGACGATGGCTCGGAGGTGTGCGATGGGAACTGACACGCACATCCCGCTGACTGATTCACCCCCGACCGAAGCCGAGCGCACGCGCCTGCTGGGTCTGCTCGATGAGCTTGCCGGCGTCTTGGGCATGCCTTCTGACTGGGGCACCGGCACGCGCATTGCGCAGTTCGGATTCGACGTGCTGCGCCTGCGGTTCCTGCTGCGCAGTGCCTCCACGGTGCAGGACATGGATGCCGAAGAGGCGCGCATCAACGCGATGATCGAAGCCGCGGCAAGCGCGCAGGGCGCGATCGCAGCGGACGAGAGCATCACGGCGCAGGTTCGGTTGTCGCTGCTCGGGATGCTCGCTGAGAGTGCCGATGAGCTGTGCGGCGTCATCGTTCGGCAGCAGGGTCAAGCCGCGCTGCATCTGAGTCAGGCTGCGCCGGGCGGTGCCGCATGAGCGCCGTGATGGAGGCCGCCACCGACGCACCGCTCGACCCGTGGAACGAAGCGTTCCGCCGCGGATGCGCAGCAGCGCTGTCCGCTGTGTACGCCGCGCAGGACGTCGGCAGTTCGGTGCTCGGCATCGACATCACGGGCCCGAACCCGCGCGTGCTGATATCGCCGCCCGCACAGCCGAGCCTGCTGCCCGGCGCCATGCGCAAGCGCGAGAGCCGCGGCGGATGCATGCGAGTGCTGATGGTCGCCGTTCGCCATGGCGCCTTGATCGAGTGGGAAATCACTCGGGAGGTGCGGTGATGCGTGGGCCAGCTCAAGAGCACCGCCGGCTCACCGCGATGCGCGTCGCGCTGTGGTGCGCAGCTCAGCCGCGTTGCCCTACACCGCAGCAGATCGCTAAGCACTTCCGCATGAAGTTGATGACTGCGCGTGAGCACCGCAGCGACTTCCTCACCGCTCGCACTCCGCCGGCGCCTGGGGAGTTGCCGCATGGATGAGGACGAGATTCCGCGGCCGTGGCTCGCGTGTGTTGAAAACGCTTTCTACGACATCTTTCGCAACCAGTACGAAGCCGAGCAGGACGAGGCCGACAGGCGCGCTGCGGCGGCAAAACAGGAGCAACCCGATGAGCGATGAATCCATTCCCGCAGGCTACCGTCGCGACACCCAGGGCCGCCTGGTGCCGGAGAGCCAGATTCGCCCCATCGACCTGGCTCGCGACGAGCTGGTGCAGGCGCTGGTGCGTGACGCACTGCCGCTGCGCGACCAGCTGCTCGACTACCGCACACGCGCGTTCGCTGACATTCAGGCCTTCATCGAGCTGAGCGCTGAGCAGTACAACGCGAAGGTCGGCGGCGCGAAAGGCAACGTGACCCTGCTCAGCTACGACGGCGAGTACAAGGTGCAGCGCGCGATTGCTGAGAGCATCGTCTTCGACGAGCGCCTGCAGGCGGCCAAGGCCCTCATCGATGAGTGCCTGCGCGAGTGGACGCAGGACGCGCGCGCAGAGATTGCCACCCTGGTGCAGGACGCCTTCCGCGTCGATGGCAGCGGCAACATCCGCACCGGCAGCGTGCTGGGGCTTCGTCGGCTGGCGATCGACGATCACCGCTGGCAGGAGGCCATGCGCGCGATCGGCGAGGCTGTGCAGGTCGTCGGCAGCAAGACCTACCTGCGGCTCTACAAGCGGACCGCGACCGGCGCCTATCAGCCGATCAGCCTCGATATCGCGGCGGTGGTGCCATGAACTCGCGTAGCGCAGCAAGGCTACGGGAGCGGGCCGCCAAAGCGGTCATCAAGAAGGCTTGCGCCGCGGCAGAAGCGGTCGAAGCCTACACGCGCGCATGCATCGCTTGTGCTGACGGCACAGGCCCGAGCGGCCCGGATGATGACCGCTATGCGCTCGTCAGAAGGTTGCGCGAGTACTCGGCATTCCTTGAGCGCAAGTACGGGGCGCCAGCATGAGCCGCCCCGAAGCCGAGCGCCGCCGCAAGCAGCTGGCGGCAATCCACGCCGCGAAGCGGACGCTGGACATGGACAACGACACCTATCGGGCGCTGCTTGAGCGTGTGAGTGCGACCGCAGGCCCGGCGGTGCGCAGCGCGGGCCAACTCGACCCTGGGCAGATCTACGCGGTGCTGGAGGAGTTGAAGCGCCTCGGCGGACTCAAACCGTCGCCGAAGACGAAGGGCAAGCCCGCGAACTTCGAGCAGCTGCCCGAGATGATCACGAAGGTCGAGGCCTTGCTTGCGGACATGAAGCTGCCCTGGTCGTATGCGGACGCGATCGCCATGCGCCAGTTCCGGATCCAGCGCGTCGCGTGGTGCCGGAAGGAGGACCAGCTGCGCGCGATCATTGCGGCGCTGCACGTCGAGCAGGAGAAGCGCGAGCTGCTCCGCGATATCGAGGCGACGTGCGCTCGACTGGAAACGAACCTGGAGGGTATCGAGCAGCGGTACCGGCTCGGCTCGCCGCGTTGGCGCCGAAACCGCGACTCGCTACGGTCGGTACGCGACGCGCTCGCCAGGGACTTCCCGCATGCGGAGGCCACTGTCGAATGAGCGTCCGCCTCACATGCCCCGCGTGCGGCTGCCAGGGTGATGCCGAGGCCTTCCTCGCCGAAGACGAGGGCAAGCGCCTTGCGGCCCGCTTCGCTGCGATGGAGCCGATCCTGGGCCGCGCGGTGCTGGGCTACCTGCGGCTGTTCAAGCCGCCAAAGCAGGCCCTGCGCCTGGCGCGCGCGGCGAAGCTGGTCGAGGAGCTGGTCGAGCTGATCGAGCCCGGCACGGTCTGCCGTGACGAGCGCAGCGGCGCGCGCCGCGCAGCACCGCAAGCGCTGTGGGCGGCAGGCATGGAGCAGATGCTGGCCAGCCCGCCCAGCGGCCTGCCGCTGGCGAACCACCACTACCTGCGCGCGGTGGTTTGGGGGCTTGCGGACGAGGCCGCCGCAGCAGCTGAGCGCAAGGTCGAGGAAGACCGCAAGGCCGGGCGCCACCGTGCGCCGACGAAGGCGGAGCCCGAGGACAAAGCCGCGGCGCGGCGCGCGTTCGCACGCCAGATGGTGGACCTGGGCACCTGGACACAGGAGCAGGCCGATGAATACCTCCAAGGCTGAGCAGCCCGAGCTGTTCGACGCGTTGACCTGCGACCCGCTCGACTTGATCGAGCGCGGCGGCGATGCGCTGTCGGACATTAGCCGCTGGCCGCAACGTCTGCGCGAGCTGTTCGACATCGAGTACCGCTATTCGCTGCGCTCGATGCCCGAGGCGCAGGCGGCCGCGGATGCGGCTGCGCGCACGCTGCTGATCGCGGACTATCTGGGTGGCAGCGCGCTCTATCTTCCGCGTGGCGACGCACTGCGCAAGGCCGTACGCGATGCCACGATCTACGCACGCTTCAGTCGCGCGTCGAACATGGATGCGCTGGCCCGGGAGTTCGGAGTCACCACGCCTCACCTGTACGAGATCGTCGCCCGCGAGAAGGCGAGGCATATCGCCAAGAGGCAGGGGCGATTGTTCGCGGAGTAGCCCGCTGCTAGAGTCCACCCCCGAAAGGCCCGCCATGCGCGGGCCTTTGTCGTTTCAGCGCCCTGAAACTCAGCGCGCTTCACCCGCCGCGCACTCTGATCGCGCCAGCGCGTGCTGGCTCCTCGTTGGACCGGGGCGGCGGGTGTCGGGCTCGCCGCCCCAATTCTCGGAGTGCGGCGATGCAGACGACTGATTCCACCACGCGCGCGCGGCGCGCGTTCGACAAACTGACCAGCCAGCCCGTGCTGCTGGTCGCGATCGCCACCTTCGCGGTGGTGCTGTTCCTGAACCCCATGAAGCTGGGCCTGATGCTCTACGGCATCGCCAAGCTCACCGCGTTCGCCTTCGCAGGCGACTGGGTCGACAGCCGCATCTTCAAGCGTGCCCAGCCCGAGCAGCTCGACGGCATCGCCCAGGGCACCGCGTGGAAGCGCAAGGGCTTGATCGTGGCGGCGGCGATCATCGCTGGGGCGCTGGTGCCCTGATGAATGGACACCGCCTTCTCGTGCTTCTGCTGGCCGCCTTTCTCCTGGCGGCCGCCGGTGGTGTACGTGCACTGTCCGCCCAGGAGTCCGCTGCGGGAGCTGCTGCACAGCATCTGCCGCGTGTCGACGCCGCGGCCGTGGCTGCGGTTCGCATCCCATCCGCCAGCGTGGGCTATCGCCTGCAGGTGGAGCGTGCTGCCGCTGAATACTTCGGCCTGCAGGCGAGTCCGGCGCGGCACGCGGCACAGATCCACCAGGAGTCGGCGTGGCGCCCGACAGCGGCCAGCGCCTACGCCCAAGGTCTCGCTCAGTTCACACCCGCCACGGCGAGGTGGCTGCCCGAGGTCTGCCCGGAGCTGTGGGGCTTCGACCCCTGGGACCCGTCGCAGTCGATCCGCGCAGCCGCTTGCTACAACCGGTGGCTGTACAACCAGGTGACCGCTGCCAGCGAGTGTGATCGCTGGGCCTTCGCCCTGTCCGCCTACAACGGCGGCCTGGGCTGGGTGCGTCGTGACCGAACGCTAGCGTCGGCTTCGGGGGCCGATCCTGCTCGCTGGTTCGGTCACGTGGAGGCCCACTCGCGACGCGCGAAGTGGGCCATCCGCGAGAACCGCGACTACGTGCGCCGAATCCTGCTGGCGCTGGAGCCGGCCTACATCCGTGCGGGCTGGGACGGTGCCCCCGCATGTCCGTGATCACTTCCACCACAGGGCTCGCGAAGGTCGGCGGCGCCAAGCTGCTGCCCTATGCGCTGGTGGCCGCCGTCGCGCTGGCACTCCTCAGCGCGACTGGCGGGTTTTATGCCGGGCAGGAATTCGAACGAGGCAAGGCCGCACTGGCTGTGCTGCCCGAACTCCGCGCCAACAACGTGGCGCTCGCAGAGCACGCTGAAACCATCCGCCGCGAGTCGATCGCTGCACAGGACCGCTTCCGCCGCTCGGCCTTGGCGCTTGAGCTGGTGCGCACCCGCTACGAGGATTCGCTCAATGAGATCGACCGCATCGCCTCGGCACAAGGCGCGGCTTTGGATGAGTACCTGGCCTCGCGGCCTGAGCTGGATGCTGTGCGTCTGGATGCTGACGGCGTGCGCCTCTGGAACGCCGCGGCGCGTGGCGCCGATCCCGCCCAGCCCGCCACCGGAGGCGCCAGCGGCCGAGCTGCGCAGGCCCTGCCCGGAGACGCTACCGGAGCTGCAGGAGGGCGCCAGCGTGGCGGACATGCTGCGGGCGTGGAAGCGAGCGGCGACGCAGTACCAGCAGTGCCGACGCCGACAGGCCTCGCTGGCGGAGGGGCTCACCACCTATGAGCAGGCCGTCCAGGCGAACTACTGCGCCGACCTCCGAGCCGCAGGGCTCGACAGCGAACACTGCCCGCAGCCGTGACCCGGTGCTGCAGCTGCGCGAACACCTGCGCAGCTACGTGCACACACTCGAAGCGCGCCTCAAGCGAGGCACGGTCGACGGCGAGCGCATGACACCCGCGATCCGCGCGGGCTTCAACGGCCAGTACAGCGCCTTCAGCGCCTGCCTGGCTGACCTGGAAACCGCCCTGCAGGGCAAGAACGTGGAGAGACGACCCTGTGTCTGATCTAGGAGACCAGGCGCAAGAAGGCGCTGAGCTCGATCGCCGGCTCGCGCTGCTTGCGCATGAGCGCAGACAGCCCGCCGCCGGTGTCATGCACACCGAATGCGAGGACTGCGAGGGCCCGATCGAGGCCAAGCGCCTGCAGGTATTGCCCTACACCAATCGCTGCGCGAGCTGCGCTCAGGACTATGAGCGGAGGCGCCCGTGATGCCGGCTTGGATCGGCACTGCACTCCAGATCGCACAGATCGCCGCCGTGGTGGGATCAGCAGCGGTGAGCCTGTGGGTCTACATCCGATCGCGAAGTGACACACGCGACGCAGCGCTGCGCTCGTCGCTTGAAGAGTGCGCGGCGGACATCGAGGTGCTCACCGCCGACGTGAATGCGCTCAGCGTGCGCGTCGCGCTGGCTGAGAAAGCGGTGCAGGACATGCCGTCGCATCACGACCTGGAGGGCATCCGCCTGCAGGTGGCTGGCGTCAACGGACAAGTCACCGCACTCAACGAGCGAACGATGAGCACGCACAACGCCGTCGTCCGCATCGAGCAATTCCTGATTGGGGCCAAGCGATGAGCAAGACCTTCGCCGATATCGTCACCGAGGACCGCCGTCTGGTGCTGCTGCGCATCCTGCGAGAGCAGAACGCGCGCCGCGCAAACAGCTCGGTGCTGACCGCGGCCATGGACCACTACGGCCACGCGATCACCCGCGACTACACCCGCACCCAGCTGCGCTGGCTGGAAGAGCAGGGCCTGGTGCAGCTCGAAGACGTCGGGCCGGTGCTGGTAGCCACCCTGACCGAGCGCGGCGCCGAGTGCGCGCGCGGCTTGGCGGTGGTGGACGGCGTCGCGCGGCCGAGCTCGTAAGCCATGAGCGGCCGCAAGTCGAAGGTTCACCGCATGCCGCCTGAGCAGCGCGAGTTCATCCAATCGCTGCTGCGCGAGGATCGCTACACGCTCAACGAGATCGTCGGCGAGGTGCGCGCGCGCTGGCCGGAGGCTGACGTCAGCCGCAGCGGCCTGTACCGCTACCAGGCGGGCTTCCGCGAGATGACCGCGCGCATGCGCGAAATCGAGCACGCGGCCAGTGCGCTGGTCGGCGAGCTGGGCGAAGGCGTGGGCGAGAAGGCGGGTGCGCTGCTAGCGCAGGCGGTCACCACCCTGGCCACCAATGCGGCGCTGCGCGCGCAGGAAAAGGACGACATCACCGTCGACGAGGTGCGCAAGCTGGCACAGGCCGCGAAGCACGCCATCGACACCCGCCGCATCTCGCTGGCCGAGCGTGAGCAGATCGAAGAGGCCGCGCGCAAGCGGCTGCTGCGCGAGCAGCAGGAGCGGCTGTCGAGCACGGTCAAGGCCGGCGGCCTGTCGCAGGAATTCGCCGACACGCTGCGCAAGCAGGTGCTGGGCATCGAATGAGCCAGACGCTCGCCAACCAGCTGCCCGCATCGGACGCCGCGCTCTACAACGCGGCGTCGCCGGCTGTGTTGCTGCCCTACCAGCAGCGCTGGATCGAGGACACCAGCCAGCTCAAGGTTGCCGAGAAGAGCCGCCGCATCGGCCTGACCTGGGCAGAGGCTGCGGACAACGTGCTCACCGCGGCTTCGACGCGTGTGGCCGGCGGCCAGAACGTCTACTACATCGGCTACAACATGGACATGGCCATCGAGTACATCGAGGCCTGTGCCATGTGGGCGCGCGTCTTCAACCAGGCCGCAAGCGCCGTGGAAGAAGGCGAGGAGGTCTTCAAGGAGGGCGACGACGAGCGCCACATCAAGACCTACACCATTCGCTTCGCCAGCGGCTTCCGCATCGTGGCTCTGTCCAGCCGCCCGGCGAACCTGCGCGGCAAGCAGGGCGTGGTGGTGATCGACGAAGCTGCATTCCACGGCCAGCTCGGCGAGCTGCTCAAGGCCGCGCTGGCGCTGCTGATCTGGGGCGGCCGCGTGCGGGTGATCAGCACCCACGATGGCGACCAGAACCCGTTCAATGAGCTGGTCACCGAGATCCGATCCGGTAAGCGCCGCGGCAGCGTGCACCGCATCGAGTTCAAGCCTGCGGTCGCCGATGGCCTGTACAAGCGCGTGTGCCTGCGGCTTCGCAAGCCGCATGACGAGGCTGAGCAGGCGGCCTGGGTGCAGGGCGTCTACGACTTCTACGGCGACGCGGCTGATGAGGAACTTGACGTCATCCCGAGCCAGGGCTCGGGCGCATGGCTGACCACCAGCCTGATCGAGGCGCGGATGTTCGAGGCGCCGGTGCTGCGCTTCACCGCGCCGAAGGGCTTCGAGCAGCGCTCCGACCACGACCGCTGGCAGGCGGTGCAGGACTGGCTGGAGGCCGAGGTCGAGCCCCACCTGAAGAAGCTCGACCCGAAGCTCGACAGCATCTTCGGCCAGGACTTCGGCCGCAGCGGCGACCTCACGGTGATGGTGCCCGCGCAGATCCTGCAAAGCCTGACGCGGCGAGTGCCGTTCCTGGTCGAGCTGCGCAACATGCCGCACCGACAGCAGGAGCAGGTGGCGAAGTTCATCCTCGATCGGCTGCCGCGCTTCCGGAAGGCCGCGCTCGACGCGCGCGGCAACGGCCATGCGCTGTCCGAGTTCCTGGCGCAGGCCTACGGGTACGAGCGCGTCGAACTGGTGATGCTGACGGAGACCTGGTACCGCGAGCAGATGCCGCCGATGAAGTCGGCCTTCGAAGACGCGCAGATCGAGCTGCCGCGCGACAAGGACGTGCTCGCGGACCTGCGCGCGATCAAGGTGGTGCGCGGCGTTGCGCGCGTGCCGGATGGCAAGGCCAAGGGCAGCGACGGTGGCCAACGCCACGGCGACGCCGGCATCGCGATCGCGCTCATGCATTACGCGAGCCGGCAGGACGTGGAGGTGATCGACTCCCACCGCGTTCGGCCTGACGACACCTTCGAAGAAGACAACCAGATTCGCACCGGCGCCAACTGGCGCGCGCAGAAGGGGCTGTAAGCCATGAAGTCACGCATTCTCGGCCCGGACGGCCAGCCCATCGAGTACGACGTGCTGAAAGAAGAGGTCGCCGCAGGCGGCCTCACCGGTATTCGGCAGGTCTGGCACCCCAGCGAAGCCACAGGGCTCACGCCTGGCAAGCTCGCGCGCATCCTTGAAGACGCCGCGCAAGGCGAGGCCACGGCCTACCTGACGCTGGCAGAGGAGATGGAAGAGCGCGACCTGCACTACGCCTCGGTGCTTGGCACGCGCAAGCTGGCGCTGGGCGGCCTGAGCATTCGGGTCGATTCGCTCAGTGACGACGCGGCCGATGTGCGCATCGCGGACGCTGTGCGCGAGCTGGTGGATGACCCGATGTTCGGCGAGGCCGTCTCCGACCTGACCGACGCGCTCGGCAAGGCGTACAGCGTGGTCGAAATTCTGTGGGATTCCAGCGGCCGCGAGTGGCGCCCGAAAGACCTGAAGCACCGTGATCCGCGGTGGTTCCGCTATGACCGTGAAACGGGGCAGGAGCTGCGTCTGCTTGATGAAACCGCGCCGGCCGAGGGGCTGCCGCTGGCACCGTACAAGTTCATCGTGCACCGGCCGCGCATCCGCGCAGGCCTGCCGATCCGCGGCGGGCTCGCGCGCCTGGCCGCTCCTGGCTACATGTGCAAGGCCTGGAGCTGGCGCGACTGGATGGCCTTCGCCGACATCTTCGGGCTGCCGATGCGCGTCGGCCGCTATGGGCCGGGCGCTAGCAAGGCCGATATCAGCAAGCTCATGGCGGCAGTCGCGAACCTCGGCAGCGATGCCGCGGCCGTGCTGCCCGATAGCACCCGGATCGAGTTCGAGCAGGCTGCCAACGTTGCGGGCGCCGCCGACTTCTTCGAGCGCCTGACCAACTGGTGGGACAAGCAGATCAGCAAGGGCGTGCTGGGCCAGACCATGACCTCGGACGACGGCGGGTCTATGGCTCAGGCGAAGGTGCACAACGAGGTCCGCATGGACCTCCTGGAGGCCGATGCCAACGCGCTGCAGAACACGCTCAATCGGCAGTTCGTGCGGCCGTTCGTTGACCTGAACTTCGGGCCTGGGCGCTATCCGAAGCTCGTGGTGCAGGTGCCGCAGCCGGAGGACGTGGCAGCGCTGGTCGACGCGCTGCAGAAGCTGGTGCCGCTGGGTTTGGAAGTCGAGCAAAGCGTCATCCGCGACAAGCTGGGCTTGCCCGATCCAGACCCGAAGGGCGTGCTGCTGCGCGCGCCTGCTGCGTCCGCTGTGCCCGTGATGAACCGGGCACTGAATCGCGAGAGCATCGAGACCGATGCAGCCGACCTGCAGGCCCAGACGCTCTCGCGCGAAGCCGCGCCTGCATGGGAGGCGGTCCTCGACCAGGTCGAGGCCATCGTGCAGCGCGCCGAGTCACTCGAAGACCTGCGCGCACAGCTGCTGGCGGCCTACGGCGAGCTGACCAAGGATCAGCTGGGCGAGGTGATGGCGATGGCGTTCGCGGCCGCGGAGCTGGCCGGACGCTACGAGCTGAGCGAGGAGTCGGCGCGTGGCTGACCCAGCCATCCAAGGCGTGTTGCGGCGACCCTTCGCGCAGCAGGTCGCCTTCTTCCGAGGCAAGCTCGGGAACCTGGTGCCCACGTCGACCTGGCGCGATGTGATGCGGCAACAGCATGACCGCGCGTTCATCGTGGCGGGCGCGCAGAACGCGGACTTGCTGGCGGGTCTGGCGGCGTCGATAGACCGCGCGATCGCGCAGGGCACGAGCATTGAGGACTTTCGGCGCGACTTCCGTCAGCTGGTGCGCGAGACCGGGTGGGACCCGAGCGGCGAGTTCAACCAGCGCACGCGCACGATCTACGGCACGAACCTGCGGACCAGCTATGCCGCCGGCCGTACCGCGCAGCTGCGCGAGGGCGGCTTCCCGTTCCTGCTCTACAAGCATGGTGGCTCGACAGATCCGCGCCCGCAGCACCTCGCGTGGGATGGCCTCGTGCTGCCTGCCGATCATCCGTTCTGGCAGAGCCACACGCCGCCCAACGGCTGGGGCTGCTCTTGCCATGTGGTGGGTCTACGCCGGCCCGAGGATGCCCGCCGGCTGGGTGGTGATCCGAGCAAGACGCTGCCGGACGGTTGGGATGCGCGCGACCCGGCAACCGGCGCGCCGAAGGGTATCGACGAAGGCTGGGACTACAGGCCGGGAGATACGGTCTCCGACATCGTCGAGGCGATGGCAGCGAAGACCCAGCAGTGGGAATACACCCTGGCCAAGGCCTACATGCAGGACGTTCCTGCAGCCGTGAGCGATCGACTGGCTGAGGCTTACCGCAGGCTGCCGAGCGTGGTAGAGGCGGCCCGGGTCTATGCGCAGGGAGTGCTGGAGAAGCTGCCGCGCGATGAGTACTTCACCCTGGGCCTGCTGACTTCGGCGCAATCCGCGACCGTCCAAGCGCTTAAAACCGTCGACGTCACCCGATTTGACTTTGCGCTGGATCGGTTTGGCCCGTTGCACGTGCGTGAGCACCACGGGAACCAGACGATTGAGGCTCGTCGCGGGCAGCGTGCGGTGGTGCCCGCGGACTACGGCCGCGTGCCCGCGGTGCTGAACGCACCGGATGCGATCGAGGACGCAGGCCGCGCCGCGACGTCAGGCCAGCCGCTGGTCCGCTATCGCAAGAAGGTAGGGAGCGAGGAGTTTGTTGCGGTATTCGAGCTGCGCAAGCAGCGCCGGATGCTGGCCCTAGAAACGCTCTACATCCGGGTGATGAAGCCGTGACCTTATCCCTAACGTCCGAAACGCTTCTGGGTATGAGCCAGACGGTATGTGCCACGGCGCACCGCAAGGATAGCTCATGACCCAGCGCAACGCAGTCGTCGTCGAGGTAGATGACCGGCAGGTTCGAGCGATGCTCGACCGCCTGGGCAAGCTCGGCACCAACACCAAGCCGCTGCTGCAGGAGATCGGCGAGGGCTTGGCCGAAACCACCAAGCAGCGCTTCGACACGAGCCGCGCACCGGACGGTAGCCGCTGGGCAGCCAACACCCAGACCACGCTGGAGCGCTTCCTCGGCAAGTTCCGCAGCAGCTTCAGCGCCAAGACCGGCAAGCTGAGCAAGCAGGGCGCGGAGCGCGCCAGCGGCAAGAAGCCCCTGGTCGGCGAGACCGGGGCGCTGAAGACCACAATCAACTACCAGGTGGGGGCTGGCTTCGTCGACATCGGAAGTCCCATGATCTACGCCCGGGTGCAGCAGTTCGGCGCAGCGGCCAGGAGCTTCTCCGGCGGCCGCGCCCCGTGGGGCGACATCCCGGCGCGACCGTTCCTGGGCATCTCGGCGGACGACTCCACCTGGCTGCAGGAGCGTCTCAGCGAGGCCCTCGCCGAGGCCGCGACCGGCCCCGGCTAGAATTGCGGGAGCTGCAACTTTGTTTCCACGCCCGTTTCACTTCGGCTCGATCGATTCCGCTTGATTCCGGATTTATCGAGCTTCTCCCCTGGTATTTATCAAGCTCGGGAACACCGGTCACGCTGTGGAAGCTTTGGCCGACGGCAGCGAATTGCGCATCGACGACCACGGCTCGGTGGTCAGCGCCGAGGTGTGGGCGCTGTACGCCGCGGTGCTGGCCCGCTGCGGCCCACTGCCCACCCTGATCGAGTGGGACACCCGCGTGCCCACCTTCGAGACGCTGCTGGCGC